ATGTTACCACTAACCCGAGCAGTCCCCAATATTTCGGGAACCACCTCACCATAAGAGGCCGTATTGATTTGAAAATCGGCTATCATGTCGGCTCGATTTGTTGTATTCTTGCCTCTACCAAATAGAAAGCCCATTACTTATGCTCCTCTCTGTATCGGTACACCGCTCTCAATCGTGAGCGGCCTTTTTTATCGAAAAATAGTACATCATCAAGTTTCGAGATAATTACGCCATAGTCAACAAATGAGTGAATTACAAGGCCTTTCCCTATATAGATAGCACCATGAGAAATACAACGTCCATATTGATATAGTAGGAAGTCGCCTATTTCAAGCGGTGCGCCCTCTTTCACCTCATCGGCTACTTGCTGCACATACTTGAGATATTTCTCATCAGAATGGTGTAAGTGCCACTCGTTTGAATAATCTTCTATATCGATTCTGTCGCGTTTCATTACTCCGCTATCAACAACTGCCGCAACGAGCAAATAAGAACAGTCAACGCCTACGCCTTTAACCATTGAATTATTGACGTACGGCGTGCCTAGCCATTTAACGGCTGCATTGGCGATTTTCTCGCCTGTGGTTAATTCATTAATATCTGTCATCGGATACTCTCCTTTAGTGGAACGTAAGGCGTCGCCCTGTTTCTATCCCAATTATTGAATTTATTCTTGCACTCTGTAGGCGTCTTATTGCAGCCAGCATAAATATAGAATTGGTCGCCAACTCTTGGGCTTACTTCAAGGGCGCTCATGTACAGAATTACGCCGTCATTGCTTTGTAATATCTGCGTTGATTGCCCTGCCATTGGGCCAGTGAGCCAATCTATACCGCCAGCCGTGTAATAGCCGTTCTCGAATGGAATATCTATTCTTATGGAATTGGCGCCGCTGCCTAGACCTGTAACCTTGCCACTCTTACGGAACCGCTTAATATCAACGCCGCACTCCTTAGAGTACACGCTGAAAGGGCATTGAGGATAATATCGGCGGTTAGGATATTCAATATTGAGCTTTTGCACGATTGATTTTACATTTAGCTTTAATGTGAGGCCGCCGCCTTGCGTAACCTCACATAAGCCAGTAAATAAACCAACTACGCCGATGATTTTATAGCTTTCGTCAAAGAACGCTCGGCGTAGTGTCATCTCAGCGCCGTCAAAGCCACCATTATGAGCCACCGCCATAATAGGGACGCCGCCTATTGTATCCTGTTCATTCGTCGAAATACTAACAGTCATCTTGTCAACGCTTACAGTGCTGTTTGTGGTGATCTTATCCCTTACGATAATAGGCCCGTTACTCTTATAGACTTGCCCATTATAGGAAACGTCAGCGTCTGAATCAGCCCAATAGTAAGAGACGCCACTGCGCAAGCGCAACTCGTAGAGGTCGCAACTTACGAAATACTTATCATTGTTTAGGTGCTGCCTTAGCGCCTCATTTACTGCTTTCATGATTGCCCCCTATCGAGTTGTAACTAATTTGAATGTTTTAGATTTATAAACGTCGGTAAAGATATACTCGGCCGTCATATCGCCGCTAAACCGCACTAACCAATAGTAGGTATAATCTGCGGTTATAACTGCGTTCGGCGCTACTGTTTGGCCCTGTGCTAACTTGATAACACCTTTATCGCTAACTGCACGAATCGGCGTACCATTGGCGTATAGCTTCAAATCCTCAACATGATAAACAGGCTCGAGGAAGTCGCCGAATTTTCTAACGGCTTGCCATGAACCCTCTGAGCCTGTGCCGAGTTGTATGCCTTTTTCTTGGTTATCCTCGGGATCTAGCCATAAGAAAGGAATTGTACCGCCCTTTGTTTTTGAATAGAACCCCATGAGTTCCTTATATTCCGCTGGTTTAAGTACCTCGAAATCTGTCGAAATCGTATATTGCGGATATTTCCACGTTGTCATGGTTCGCACCTTACCCGAGCCAGTTGTTTTAGTTTTAGTGTCCCATTTTTGAATCTTTTGAGACTTCCACCCCAATGAAATAATCTTAGGGAATTTCAATAATTCTGCCATTCTACCACGTCCCCGCTGTTGCTACGAATTCCCTATCTTGATTTACAAGGAATTGACGTAAGGCTCTGCCGCCTCGACTTTCAAGGAACCCGCCAAAGCTTTCGGCGTCAATCGCATTAATATTGATAGTAGCGCCGCCAGTGCCTGAGCCGCCATTGGCTCTGTTGATTCCGTCGCCTAATCTGTCGAATACTGTATCAGATAAAGGCAATACAGCCTCTTCATATTTACCCTCACCAATTTGTGCAAGGGTAGCGCCATAGGTAAGACCACCCTCGGCCAATTTTGGCATGCTTTTTGCGCTAAACATAGAGCTAAAATTCCCGCCGTCTTTGAGCGAGCCGCCAAGATTGCCAACGCTACTCAACGATGTGGCCTGTGCTATACCTGCAGCCGTGTTGCTACTCCATGCAGCCATACCAGCAATCGCACTGGCGCCACCCGTTGCCATACTAACCTGTTGAGCTAGTTGAGACCATGCAGGGATTTGAGCCTGTGCAGTTGCAATGCTGGTTGCCGCTTGTTGCGATTGTAGCATTTTGCCAAGAACGGCCTGCTTAACCTGTGCCGCTACCCATTGAGCTAAACTATCGGCGATTGTTTTCAATATGGCTTTACCCATATTTTGAAAAGCCTGTGTAATCGTCATAGTGCCTTGCAATAGCCCAGAAATGCCCTCTTGCAACTTATCAATGCCAGCGCTTGCAGCGTCCCATATCAATTGCTGACTATTGAAATGGCTGTTCATTACTGCGTCTTGATACTCTGCAAGTAGTTCTTTCTTAAGGTCATAGCTTTGTTGTGTCGCTACATATTCATCGTCAAGCGCTTGCTGCAACGCCTCGAAATTCTGCGTCCGCATAGCCTCATCAATGTTCCATTTTTCCTCTTGTAGCTCTCGCTGTAACTGTGCGGCCTTAGCATTAAATTCTTTTTGTTTCGCCAATAATTCAGCGTTCTTCATTTCTTCAAACGAAATAGTGCCGTCAGCATTTTCTTTGAATATAACGCCCTTTTCTTTTAACCCGTCAATATAATGCTGTTGTTGCATTTTATCCATTTTAACGAAATCATCGTTCATTTTAGCGTATTTATCAGTGATTTCATCTATTGCGTCGGCATAATCTTTTTTAAGTTGCGTCATAGGAGACACGCTACCAGTAGAATCCTTGGGCGCTATATTGAAATTGAAATCCTTGACGTAATCGCGTACAGATTGCTCAATTTCTAGTAACTTTTGAGCCTCTTCCTGCTTGGCTTTTATGCGCTTGTCTGAGTATACTGCCTCTAGGTTGGCTAAATCCTCATTATAATTGACATTTGCGGCTTTCGATTTGTTAAGCTCATCAAGCTCTTTCTTGTATTCAAGTTCGATGAGTTCCTCTTTATTCCCAAGCATTTCAAGATAAGACTGTAAAATCTTTTCATGCGTTTGCTTGGCCTCTTTGGCGAGGTCTTTGCCTTTACTACCTTTACCACCGCCGCCGCCTTTGCCTTTGCCTTTGCCGCCGCCAGTGTCATAGTCGCCACCACCGCCGCCACCGCCAACGTCTAGGCCTGTATCACCGCCAGCGGATATGCCCTCAGTGATTTGAGCCGCCATATTGACACCAGTATTTACAATATCTTGTGCTGTGTCAGCGCTGATAGTGTCAACCTGTTGAATGGCTGTGAATGTACCACCAAAGAATTTAGCCACTTTCTCGCCTACGCTGTTGAGTTTAGCAATCAACCAATTAAGGCCCTCAATGATCTTATTGACGCCCCAAACAGCCGTATGAACGATTGTAGAGAATACTGAGGCCAACGTATTGCCGAACCCATTAGAGGCCGCCGCTGCTGTTGCAAATACAGTTACGAGCGTCATAATTACGGATATTAATATTCCGATTGGGTTGGCTCTCATTACCAAATTAAGCACACGCTGCGCCGTGGCTGCCGCTAGTGTGCTGCCACGCAATGCCAAGAATAAGGATTTCAATACAGTAGTCCCCATTGTTAGCGCCCCAACTGTCAATATAGTGCCTTGAATTGCCACTCTGACCGCCGTCATTGCCACGCCGTACGCTCTAGTCGCTACTGCCGAGGCTAATTGTGCCGTTTTCAAAGCTACTGTTTTAACTGTCAATGCTGCCGTTTGAGTGCCGCATAGAGCCATAGCCGCCCTATATGTAGTGAATGCCACTACAACGGCCAATACGGCTGCGCTAACCCTTGGCATGGTAGTAACAAACAGGCTTGTAAAGCTCCGTATCGTTTGGCTGATTACTGTAACAATGGTTTTAAGGCCATTAAAAGCAGCACTTATAATACCAATCGAGGCCGAGGCTGTAGCAGCCATAGCACGGATTGCAACGCCAACACCTTGAACGAATGCTTGAAAGTCGCCATTTTGTGGAATGGCTGAAAGTTGTTCGAGTACAGGCTGAAACGCTAATAGCATTTCATTCTGGATAGACTGCCCCATTTCTGCGAACGTCATCGGAATTTCTGCAAATTTTGCGTTTGTTTCCTCAGCGCTATTGAATAGGGCCTCTTTGATGATGTCGGCGGTAATCAATCCTTGTGATGACATATCTTTTAATTGACCTACAGTAAGGCCCATTTCTTGCGCAATAGATTGGGCGAGCATTGGCGCGTTTTCCATAATGGAATGGAATTCATCGCCTTGCAATTTACCCGCTGCCATTGCTTGCGTTAATTGGTACATCGCCGCACTTGATTCCTCAATGCTGGCGCCAGATACTTTGAATTGCTTATTCAACTGCTCGACGAACATGATCGCCTCATCATTCGAGCTGAATGCGTCTTTTGCCAACATATTCAACTTGGCAACACTGTCCGCCATGTCTACATAGCTGCCACGGGAACGCTGCGCCGCGTCGAATACCTTATCCATAATCTCGGCCGTTGTTTGTGTGCCGTCATTGATGAGGTTAATCCGTGCGCGTACGCTGGTTAATTGGTCCGCTGTCTGCGTTGCCGCCGCCGCTATATCCTTGACAGCTGTCGCGGCTAAACTAATACCAGTAACAGCACCAGCGAATTGCAAGCCCTTATTGACTTGCGTCATTATAGATTTGATTTCATCGCGAATGCTGGCCGCCTCTTTGGCTACTTTACTGCCTGCCTCTGATACGCCTTTCGGTATGTCAGTACTTAGCTTATTGGCAACCTTGCTTATGGCCGCCTGTGCCTCTGTACTGTCCGCGCTGATCCGTACATTGATATTACTATCTGCCATTGTCTATATTTCACCCCCTGCCTCTCTAAATTCACGAATAAACTCCGCCTCATCTAGCCGCTTTTGTGCGTCAGTAGGCGGATATAAAATATCTATAAATTTCTTCGGCTCAATCGCTTTTGATAATTGCGTGTTCATGATGTTTGTAATCCAGAACGCTCTATTCTGGTCTTGAATTTTGCAGCGACGTTCATAGCCTTGTACGAGTTTTCTATACTCAATAGGCTGTAAGCGCATTAATTCCCAAGGTTTTAACTCCAGCACACTATACGCAATTTCTTCGGCATTTCTTAACCATAAAGAAAAAGAGGGGGCGCGTTGGCCCCCGTCTAGTTTTTTAGTTGTTCGGCCTCTTCATCAATTGCCAATTTATCGGCCTTTGTAAGTTCATCGGGGAACATTTTATAATACATGTTCATACCATATGCTCCGCTTGCAACAATCGCTTTCATCAATGGCGCTTGTAGCGTCAATAAGCTTACATCACTATCTTCCTTAGAAAGTAAATCGTCAATTAAATCAAAGTATTGTTGAGGGTTCCGCTTATGCTGTTTCATACCAATGGCGTAACCCGAAACAATACTATTAATAGGCCATGTCGGCATTTGTAAAAGTTCACCAATCGGCTTGCCTACTGCCGCCTCTAATTCCATGAGGCGCTGAATGTTGAACATAATATAATCGCCGTCTCTAAAAAAATCACATGTAACTGTTTTCATAAGTAACTCTCCTATTGTTTAGCGCTAAAAGTAGGATTATCGTGTTAGATTAGCCGCCAACTACTGGGTTGCTTGCAGGTGCGTCTTGTAATTCGGATAAAGGACCGACGCCATTCAAGGAACCTTTATAAGTCGCTACGCCGTCATGAGGCGTGTTGATAGATAATTCGGTAACGCTGGCGATACCAGTGAAATAGCGTTTATCTGGATACTCAAACTTGATCATTACATTATCGCCGTCAAGAAATGCCTTTTCTAATAGCTTTAAAGATTCCTCTTTTGGCATGAGTAAGGTTTCAATAGAGAAAGACCATTCTTTAAGGCCCGCGATAGTAGATTTCCAACCGCCAGAACCTTTGTGAGACGCGTCAATACTGTCAGCCTTACGAGAAAGGTCGCCACTACGTTGACCGCCCAATAATAGCCATTTAGCGCCAGCCTTATCATCTGTGCCAACGTTCAAATATAAAAGGTAGTTCTTGCCCGCTGTTGGCATATCTACCGCCGCTGGTTTATATAGTTTTGTTTCAGCCATTAATAAATACCCCCTTTAGTATCATTGTTTAAGTCGTACAAACGAGCCTCGAGCCTGTATTGAGTGCCTATAAAAGGCCTCATACTGTCATGGTCATCTGTTTTATTTGTGCAGCGAATATCAATAACTTGATAGCCGCTATTTTGTAATACACAATACTCCTCGTTAAGCACGCCGCACGCCTCACGAAACGCAATCAAGATTTTCTCTA